CGTCATTCATCTGTGCTGCGGTCAAAACCTGACCAGCGGTAAACGATGCTGGAAGTGTGGTTGGTGTTGCCATAGTGTCTCCTATCCTAAAACATTGAACTGGTCAAGTGTGCCATATGTGAGGTTGTCCAAAATTAGCTCATAAACGATAACGGTCGGGGAAGTCGAGTACAGCACACGGTGGCCTGTGGAATAATCCAGGTAATGCTCAATGCCTTCGACGCTTAAGTCTTGTGCTAACTGGGTTGTGCCGGCACCGCTCAAAAATGTCTTTTCTATTGCGATTGTGTCGCCAATTTCTACGGTTGCCAGCGTGTCCTTTTGCGCGTCAGTCAGCATCAGGAACTTCGTTTCTACTGATGTAAATCGTGGCTCGGGTTGCGGATGCAGCAGGTAGCCAGCTGCGGTATCTATTTCTGTTTGTACATGTAGCAGGCTGTTTGTGATTGCGCTGGTTTGCGTAAAGTATTCTGCTATTGACCCAGCGTTTGTGGCTGTCGCTGTTTTGCCATCTAAGGCTGTCACCACAGATCTATTGACGACCTCGTTTGCCTCAAATGAGATGCCAAGACCGTCGTACTTAATTTGGGTGCCATCGTCATGGAAGTCGGCTACCGACGCGCTAAGGGTTGTGCCAATACGGTTTTGGAATGTAATTGTCCCAGATCGTGACATAAATATGCGACCGAACTCGGCGGTCTCGTTAATTTGAGTAATGTATTGCAGCACGTTTGTTTGTGCTGGCACGGTGTAGTGGGAATCATGGCCAAGGTTGACTGTGCCGGTGGCGATGCTTCGAGGGGATGCAGGATACGCAACTTCTGGCAAGTCAAGAACAGACGTTATGCGTTGACCTGATGTTTGCGCGCTGACGTTGTATTCGTTCATGTAGGTCTGTGACAGCAGGTAAAACTGGTCAGCGCAATACACGGTGACCGTGTCTAAACCGCCTAAAGCAAAGTTGTAGTCATAGTTGACAACATAGCCCGAAAACAGGAATTCGGGGTCGCCAGCAATGTCGTAGCGGATGAGCTGCACTTTCCGCATTGGTGCAAGACCTGGCTTGGATTGCGGTGTGTCGTAGTACGGGCTGTTGTTGTCAAACGGGTTAAAAATACCGTCTACGTCGCGGATGGTAAATTTCATTGTGCCAGCGCTGAATTGATCGCCAATGTCGCGACGGCCGCGCCTGACGTTCACATTGGTGCAGTCAGCCATAACGTCGGCATATTCGGTGTTTCCGTCAAGCACAAAGAATGTGTTGTCAAGAACACCTGATGTCACGTTGTCAAGCGTGAATGAGTTGACAATGAACCCTGTTTCTATTTGCAGGTCATAGTTGCCTGAATCAACGACCGCGACGCCTGGCATTAGGCAATGTTCAGAGCCAACGGCCCTGCACTCCGTGAGTAGGCGCGCAACGCATTGACAACAGATTCACCGATTTCGGCGCTTGTGGCTAGTCCGCCAGTCACGTTGATGGTTACGCCGCCGCCTGTGGCCATGCGATCTAATGGCACTACGGCTTCTGGGCCTGCTTCACCAATCAACGCCAAGGTAGGTGACGACACGATGCCACCATTAGCTAGTCGAGGAATGCTCATGCGACCAGGTGCAGGTGTATTGGATGTTTTGCCCAATTGAGGCACGGGAACAGTTGGCGCTTTTGGCAAATCAGGCAACAACGGAATTGAGTTATACGCGCTAATGATTGCGTTGACCGCGCCAATTGCTGCGTTGACCATGCCAGCAAAAAACCCGATAACGGTGTTAACGATTAATTTGATGCCGTCACGAAACCACTCAAACTTGTTGTACGCGGTCACAAGCGCCACGATCAGCAATGCGATGCCAGCAGCAATTAGGGCAAATGGGTTTAATGCCATGGCAATGTTAGTCACAACGATTGCAGCTGCAACAGCACCGATAGCAGCTGCAATTGCTAAAAATGCTTTGGGGTTGTTTTGAGCCCATGCAGCAAACTTGTTAAGCACAGGCAAAACGGCTTCAAGGACAGGCAACAACGCTGCACCGATTGACTCTTTGGTTTCGCCAAGCGAGTTGGTCAAAATCTTCATTTTGCCTGCAGCGGTTTCGGCACTTTTGGCAGTAGCACCACCAAAGGTTCCGCCCAGCACGTCCATGATTTCGTTAAGGCTTGCGCCTTCTTTAATCATCGTTGCCATTTCTGGGCTCAATGATCGAAGCGCCTTAAAGTTGCCTTGGTATGCCTTGGCGAGCGCGTCAGCAACGGTGCTCGAATCCATCTGCAACGCCGTGCTGATGTCCATAACCAGGTTCATGTCCTTCATGGCCAAGTCAACGTCTTTTGTACCGCGCACTAAAGCCTCTAATGACTTGCGATATTCCGTGTCAGCAATGCCAGACGCTCGAGACATCGCGCTGATCTGATCTTCAATCTGTGCGGTCTGTGCAGCGCCCGCGCCAGTCACATTTTGCAAAGTAAGCGCTAACGCCGCCTGCTCTTGCTGATCTTCCATTGCAGCCTTGGTTGCGTCACCAAGCGCTAACGCCAATCCACCAAGCGCGGCAGCTGCCGGCACCGCAGCCTTCTTAATTGCAAATTGGGCTTTTTCCGATGTTGTTTCCAGTTGCTTAAACTGCTTAATAGCCTTATTAATGCCCTTGCCATCAAACTCTGAAATGATCGGGATATTTATTGCCATTATGCGGTCTCTCTGTTTGCTTCATCCATAACGCGCTTAACCAATTGCTCCATCTCGGACATGACATCACCTTGGCGTTGCTCGTATGCTTTCCACATTACTCGCGAACTACGCCCATAGCGTGCAGTTAGCGCGCGGCCTAATGACCCAGCCATGGACGTGTCAAACATTGTGCCAGTAGCGCCTTTCCATTGAATGGCAAACGTCCCGACATTGGTTTTGTTTCCGCTGTATTCCTTGATTGCTCGAGTATTGATTTTGGCAGCGATCTTTTGTTTCATGCCAGGTATCCATGGCAAGATCTGAAACCCTGATCGGGTTTGCCAATTGCGCGCCATACCAGACAACGGGAAGCCAGTAGGCACAAGCTTGTTGGCGTCGTCAATAACAGGCTGAACAATCTTCTTGTAATCCTTGGTAATTTCTCGGCGCAACGATTTGTCAATCTTGTTGAGGGTCTTTAAGGCATCCTTAAGTCCGACTACCTCAATCTTTGCTGATACTTCCGCCACGTCATCTCCGTTTTTTGTTTGCCTCGTTAAGCACTTTAATGACCGTTGCTAAGTCTCGTGAGTCAAACGCAATGTCGCTAGGCCACCAACCGACCGCGACTAGTACTTCTGCTAGTTGGCGGCGGTAGGTGCCGCGTCCGTAGGGTTTGGGTCTGTCTCGTCCAGTACCGGCAGGATGTCGATGTCAGGGTTTTTGCTTAACCATTCACGCCAGTTGTCGCCAACTTGCTCACCTTTAATCTTTAAGATCGTGTGCATCCAACAGGCATAGTCCGAGTACAACGGGTTAGCGGAGAGCTGTTGAATGTTGCGACGCTCAAGTCGTTCCCATTCCGTAACCACAAACAGGTTTGTGTAGTAAAACTCGGGCGCGCTGTCTGGCGTGCGCTTTAACTGCAACTTAATTTTCATGTTTCTCCTATGTCGGCTTGGAGCCGTTATTTATACGGTGGTGTCAATCGTCAACGCGCCACCCATGAACGTGAGGTCATAGGTTGACAACTCGCCAAGGGATGCGTTGATAACTGGCAACGACTCAAGGTAGCAACCAGTCAAAATAAACTTCGGGTTAGTTGCTGACTCTGCACCTGACGCTGGGGTCAAGGTGATGTTGGTCTTAGTGCCAACCAATGGGAACAACGTTGCGTAAGTTTCGGTCGCTGCAAACGACGCGTACATCGTCAAAGTCACTTCGTTGTTGACAAGGCCAGCGGTGTAACTGCGTGAGTTAGTTCCGAACGCGGTGTCTTCAAGCGCTTCAACCAGATAGGTCAATGTCGCTGCGCTGCACATATCGGTCAAATCAACGCTGTTAATTGTGAGGACTGGGTTTGAGAGGTATGTTGCTGATGCCATGATTGCTCCTTAAGTTCTG